TTTGATTATCTGTCCAAAACAACAAATCTTCTATTATGTTTATACCTGTTATAAGGTATTCTTTTTTGAAGTTTAATATACCTTGAGTGTCTACCAGTATAGGTACCACTACTTCTGTTGTTTGATTATACTCAGCAATAGCACTTATACCTTGAGGGAAATTTAAAGAAGGTTCAGAAGCTATAAACCAATAAATGGTCTCAGTTATAGGGTTTCTTATTTCACCTACTTTAATAGGGTTTGACATATAATTAATATATCCCGTTCCCCATTCAGTGTAAACTCCAGTACTTGGGTTCTGGTAACTATACAATTTTACTGTATTACCTTGAAGATTTTGCAAAGCTCCTACATTGCCGGTATCAGACGTGGATATTTCTAAGTTTAAAGCATCTCTATACTCGCCATTCGGAACTAAACGTTCGTCAAGGTCTTTATTCATTTTCCCTGACGTAAACGTATGTATTAATTCTGGCATATTTTAGTGTTTTATAATTTTGGATTTATTACGCATTACTTGTGCGATCTCCTCTATTTTAATATTAGCTAATCTTATTTTAGTATTACGCCTTGTAGCTGCTGATTCTCTCTTGAATCTGTTTACTATATATTCAGGAGTGTTTGCTCTAGTTGCTAATACAGCGTAAGCTATGTATTTATATAAAGCTTCTTCCGCAAATTTGTGAATTGTAAGATTCTCATCATCACCTAATCCGTCTGATACATACTTTAAAGTAACTATTTTATTTACAAAAGTAGAATCGAAGTTTATGACCCCTGAGGCTTTATCTATGTAGAAAACACCATTGGATTGAGCGTGTTCGGGAGTTAATCCATACCTTCTTCCAAAAAAGTTATTAGCAAGTATATCAGTGTTGTTTATGTTTATGATATTTTGCTGATTATCAACTTGCTGCGTTTGAAATCTGTCTTTAGTAACCGAATCTTCAGCTTCTAAAGTTTCTCTATTTTGTTCGTCGAAAAGATATTCATAGCTACTTGCCTGTAAAATACCTTTAGGGTTTGAAGTTTTAGATGCTGGATAAACAATTCGCTCTATACCGCTTTGATCGGTCCAGGTAACTTTAACATAATTAACATAATCCTTAGGTAATATAAAGTTTAAGCTAGGGCCAATTTCGATCTCTTCAGTTTTTACAGAAGGGAGAACATCGTAACTAAACTCCTGTATACCGCGCTGAGCGTGGAAAGCTACATCTGTTCTTTTTATTTTGCTTATTATTTTACCTTCTCCTACGTAAGCTATAATAAAATTGTTTATAATATCTTTAATACTTGTGAACTGATAGTTACCATAATCTTCGTCATGACTATTCCATGCTCCGTCAGGGCCTAGGTAGTACTGCTCATCGTTTTGATCTATAGTGCTCATCTTTTATGATTTTTCTTGTTGAATTTGTTCTTGCTCTTCTGCGTTAGAGAACTGATAAATAGATGGGTCTTTTATTAGCATACCTGCCAACTCTAGTATTTTAAATACAAGCTCAACCTCTTCTGATGGATCCAATTCAAAGTCTACTGAATAAGTAGCATCATATAACGCTTCTCCATAAACTGTTTGATATTTCCATTCTACCTTTGCAGGTCTTTTTATATAGGTAGCACTTACGTTAGTAGTTATTTCTGACTCTCCATATACTTCTAGTCCGGTGCTATCAGCAGTGTATATAGGTCTAGAGTCTTTAGGTTTAGTTAAAGGAGATGAATTTATATATAAAAACTCATTCTGATTTATCCTTTCCACTTCTATGTAGTTGTTTGTTGTCTTTCTGTATATGGTAGGATTATCCTCTGGATAATTAGCTGGCTGTGTCGGAGACGGATATAGGTCTTTATAGGTTACATGCTTATATATAATAGTACCTAAGCGGTATATGTCGTCCGGCAGCACAAAATGAGTGTCACTTATGTTTCTATCTAATGCTTGCTTAGTTTCGAATGCAGCGATCTTTTTGTTTAAGTTATCCAGCATATCAGAATATTCAGTATCGTTACCTGGTATTCTTCCAAACTGGTTAATGTCGTAAAAATATTGCTCAAACAAATCCATCTGGGCTTGATTGGCAAATAAATTAAATTCTTGAGGCGTAACATATCCTCGTTGTTCTTTATTGAGTATTCCTAATACTCTTTGGTAAACAGTATCTATACTTACGCTCATATTTCTTATTATTATTTATAGTGATTAGGCCACCTTAAAAGCGACCTAACCGCTATAAAAGGTAACTTAATAAAGTTTCTTTATTATTGCTTTATAAACCTCCATACCTTCATCTGTTTTAAAGTATGCAGCTAAAGCTGAGTAAGGGTGTTCATCAAACGGAATAGTTAATAACTTTCTATTTGTGTCACCGTAAGAAAACGTTCGTTGGTCTTGCGACAAACTAATGATGTTAGCCTCTACAGCTTTAACACCTATGTTTCTTAGTTGTACATTGTCATCGTCTGCTAATTGAATAAAAGTGTGTGGTTGCCTTTTAGCGAAGATCATTAAATCTCTTTTAATTTCACTAGAAGATAATTGACTAACTTTACTTCCAAATTCAACTCTTAATATAGCTTCTGCTTCTTCAACGGATAATGTTTTAGCGGCATTTAAAGCTTGTAATTCTAGCTCTATCCAATCTAACTCATTTTCAGATATTCCTACTGGATCAAATTCGTAGTATATTTGCCCGTTATAAGGGTGATACAATGATAATAATTTTTGAAGTGCAACTTGTTCTTTAGGCACAACTACTTGGCCGTTACGCATTATAATTCTCCCTAATGTTGAAGTCCCTTTTTGTTCATCTACAAAACAAGAACTTTGGTTTGTTGCATATCTAATTTCTCTATTGTGACCAAGCTCTTTGTCAAAGTACAATAAAGGTTTTCTGGCAGAGTGTTTTGAAGGTAAACTATACACTAAAGGTGATTTACCTGTTTTTAAAACATAAGTTCTGTCTTTGAATTCAAATACTGGCTTTGCCGGTACTTTTGGCGTTGCTGGTTTAACAACAGTCTGAGGTGCAACCTCAATTGTTTCTTCTGCTTTTGTAGCTTTTTTAGCCATGATATAATAAAATTAAATAGTTTAAAATTGCGACGATAGCTAATATATTTATATAATAAGTAGCTAATGTCATATAAGAGTAATAATTACCCCCGTATATTCAACGAGGGTAAGAATTACATTAATTTATCCTTATGCTTTTTTCAATAACACAAAGTTGTTAGCAGCTTGTACACATAAACATCTTTCTGATAAGAAATGAACATTCATTGCGTCTTCGTCACTTGTATAGTTTCCACCTACAGATCCAGTAATCCAAGATTTCAAACGTCTGTCATCAGCTTCTGAAGCTCTATAACGGATATGCAAGAAAGGTCTTGAAATGTTCTGTCCTAATTGTTGGTCATATACAGTTGATGTTCCAGCTGGTACAATAACTCCTTCAATATCTCCAACTAATCCACGAGTAGTAGCGTCGTTTAAGTATTTCCAGTCAGTTTTGTAAAAGTCATAAGAACCTCTTCTGAAACCAGAGAACCCTAAGTTCAATGCCATATCCTCGCTGTTATCAAATACACCGTAAGATGTACCTCCAGTACCATAAGAATTTTGAGCAGCTAACATATTGTCAATCCCTAAAGCAGTAGCACGATCTAAGAACAACATGTTCTCTTCAATAGCTCCTTGCTTATCAAGCTCTCCTAAGATAGCATCAAAATCCTCAAGTCCGCTTCCACCGTTCCCGAAATCAGCATCTGTGTATACTAAACCTCTGTTTTCTAGAGCAGAGAATAATCCGTCAGAACCAGTGATTTGGTTACCACCGCCTAATCCAGCAGCTGGAGCGATAGTACTAGTAGCTTTTTCAGCTTCAATCATACTCATCTCTAACTGATCTTCGAAACGGATACGCGCTTCATGCTCAGACTTTAAGTACCATAAGTATCCAGAAGTTCCAGCTTCAGTAGTAACTTCAACCCACCCAATTTGAGCAGTATCAGAACCATTCACAGCATATTTATCTCTAAGGATAATTGGTTTGTTGCTAAACTGTTCGAAAGCAGCATCTACAGATGTTCCTGCATTAGATGTTCCTTTAGCATATTCAGAACCGTATACAAACACTTTACCATTTGCATGAGCCGTAATAGCTCCAGCGTATCCAGCTACAGTCAATGTAACATCTCCACTTCCCGCGTCAGCAGCACTAACTGCTTGTACATAAGCTTTTTCTACAACTAATCCGTTAGCACTAGATACTACGATAGTAGCTCCAGGGCCAATTAAATTAGTTGACGCGTTGTTAGCGTCTCCAGGAATTACTACAGTTGTTGCAGTAGAAACGATTGGATCATATGCAATATGTAATCTTCCTTGCTCAGACCATACTACTTGATCAGATGCCATAGGCATTTCAGCTCCTACCATACGTAAGAATCCAGAAACTGTTCTGTTTCCATAACGCTCTACTTCTTTCTCGTATACTTCTGGTAAAAATTGTTTTGTAAAATCTAAATCGTTTAGAGTTAGATAGTTGTCGTTAAATAATGTTTGTGTTGGACGTGGTGTTAAATGCGCTAATGCGCCAGCACTTCCTGTAAAATCGCCGTTTGCAGCCATAATTTTTAATTTTTGTTTTTGTTATTTTCTTCGTTTTATTTTCAACTTAGAAGAACTCTGTCCACCTGATACAGATTTAACGACCCAACCATTAGAAGCTTTGACGTTCTCATGAACACCTCTAGGGTCCATATCAATGTTCTTGGCTTTAGCCATCGTCGCTTTTAACGCGTCGGTTTTACCCTGTTCGTAAAAGTGATTTGCAATCGCATCAGGGTTCATAGCTGTAAATAAGGATTTGTGATATCCGGCCGCATCATTCATTTCATTTTTATCATTCAAGAACTTCTTGACAAAATTTGTGATGTCGGATTGACTCTCCTTAACTTTATCTGCGTTGTTAACTTTGAAACGAAATTTCTTTTCACCAACATTGAAATCAAAACCTTTGAAATCGTTAGAAAAAAGCTTTTCTGTTTTTGTATTAAACGTAGATTGTTGTCGCTCAGCTATTGCTGTTGCTTCCTCGTTGTCTTTTTTATAGCGATTAAAAAACTCAACCGCTTTTGCTTGCTCTGGATTTAATTTAGATCCAGCTTTAACTTCTTTATAGTATTTGGTTTTTAAACCTTCTAAGTGACTTTTAGCTTTAGCTACTTCTTCTTTGTATGCTAATTTTGCTTTTCTAACCTCTCTCTCTTCATCTAAGTCCTCATCATAAGAAAAGTCTTCCATGAGAACATCAATATCCTCTTTGTCAAGATACGGTTTTGTGTTCTCGTAATATTCTCTTAATAATTGCGTTTCATTTAATGAAGCGTAATCCGTGTTAAGCTTTACATAATCCTCCAGGCTTCCCCCGGTCTCATCCATAAACTCAACTACTTTCTGAAGATTCTCAGGTAATTCAGTCCTATTTTGTTGTTGCTCGACTACAGCTTCTTGAATTTCTTCTGTAAGTTTGGCTGTTTGTTCCTGTACTTGTTCTTCTATTATTTCTTCAATAACGGATTCTTCAGCTTGAACAGTGTCTTGCTCAACTTGGACAGGCTCTTGTACTTGTTCAGCCACTGCTTCACTACTGCTTTGGTTTTCAGGTTGCTCGATAGGAGCATCGCTTACGTCTGTTTCTTTCTCTGGAGTGGCACTATCTTGAGGTTTACTTAATTCATTTAGATTAACCTTAATGACTCCATCGTCGTAAGACATTGGGTTTTGATCTACCGCGGTCGTTTCTTCAACCGTAGTAGACTCTTGTTGTGTTTCTTCTGACATGATAAAATATTATATAATTATTACTATTATTATTACCTAGGATCAAAGGAACCTAGGTCAAAATCTCCGCTAAGTATATCGTTCCCGCTGGATTCGAAGTTTTTAGGAGGGAGATCATTCTTTCTTTGGTTTATTAATTCACTTTGTTGTGACGCTTGAATCTTGGTTCTATCGTCTTTACGGTCTTCTTTTTGAGTCATCTCAGTCTTTCTACCGTTAACTTCTAAGCCTTTAAGCTGCATGTTCATAGAGAACTCTAATTGCATTAATTCTTTCTTCAAAGCAGCTTCTTGCATTAATCTTTGGGCGTCAATTTGTGCTTTAGCTTGTTCAAAGGCAACTTTTTGTTGAGTTAAAGCTTGTTGCTTTTGCACCTCTGCCATTGCGGCTGCTTCTGTTGCTTGGGCATTAGCCTGTGCTTGAGCCTGCATATTTTGCTGTTGCATCTGCTGATCTAGCATTTGCTTTTCTTTCTTTCGAACTTTAAGTAACTGATTAGCTAGTTTTATGTTTTTAATATCTCTAAGGTCTATAGCGTCAGACAAATCAATCATACCTGCGCTTACAGCGGCTTGTATGTTATTCTCTAGTACTGCTTTTTCCTCTTCATCAGGAGATAGTTCAATAAATATACCGAAATCGTATAGATATAAATTAGCCATTTCCGCA